AAAAAATAAAATAATATGGAAGAGTACAGAATAGACCCAAGTATAGCCTATGATGTTGTTGAGCTACCAACAAGAGGTATACATTACACAAGTGGTAAAAAATCAGTAAGAGTAGCGTATTTAACTGCAGCTGATGAAAATATATTACTTTCACCTAACTTAGTTAATACTAAATCAATTATAGATGAGATTCTTAAAAGAAAAATATTAGATAAAGATATTTCGGTAGATGATTTACACGATGAAGATATTGAAGCAATAATGATATTTTTGAGAAATACCTCATTTGGTTCGGAATATAGTATATCTTTGATAGACCCTAAAACAGAAAAAGAATTTAAGTTTACTGTAGATTTAAGTTCGTTAACATATAAAAAATTTGATTTAGTTCCTGATAATAATGGTGAGTATTCTTATTTTTTACCAAAAAGTAAAATAGACATAACATTTAAGTTCCTTAATAAAAAACAAGAAAAAGAAATAGATGAAATAAAAAAAAGTTGGAATGGTATAGGTTTTCCACCAATTATCACAAAACAACTTGAATTCATGATTAAGTCTGTTCAAGGAAATAGAGATATGATGAACATAAAAAATTTGATAGATAATTTACCTATTTTAGATTCTCAAAGTTTTAGGAAATATGTTAATGAAAATAAACCAGGATTAGATTTAAAACAAAAAGTAACAGCCCCATCAGGAGAAGAAGTTGAATTTTTTATCAACTTTGGGGTGGAGTTTTTTCGACCTTTCTATGGATTATAAAAAAAATCAAACTGTAGAATTTTTGTTTCTAATTAAAAGAGGATTTTCATATAGTGATATTTTATTAATGCCTATATATTTACGAAAGTCATTTATAAATTTCATGTTAGATTTAGAAAAATAATATAATATATTTATTATGTATGAATGTAAGTACTTTTGTAAAAAATTATTGTTTACCTTTTAGAGGCAATATAAACACTAATAATTGTAAAAAATTATGGGAGCAACACAAAAAAGATAATAATTTAGGTGATGTCACAACAAGTGAAAAAGATTTTATTAGCCGAAGTGGTCTGGATAGTGGTATATCATCAAGTAGTGAATTTAGTGCTCGTGATTTTGTGAAAGATTTAGTTAGTGCGAATGAATATCAAGAATATTATCCATCATCGGAAGAAACTAATATACGTGTTGAAGATATATATCAGACCGTAATGGAAAAAACTGGAGAAATTAAAGATTTTCAACAGATTTTAAATGTTATTGCAGAAAAATCAGCACAACAAGTAGTTAGTCATTATAAAGAGCAATCTGCGTTATTATCACAAATTAATACGCAGTTAGGTATGTCTGGTGATTTATCAAAAGATTTTAGAGATGAAATTACTGAGGCATCACCCGATTTAATTAGAATGAGGATTAGTTTTTCAGAAATGGCCTCATTTGTTACACAATTAGTATCTGATTCGGGTAGATTTAGATTAATCAATCAGGAAACGATTATAGAGTCAGCAAAAGTTGCAAAAGCATATGTTGGTTCATTATCAGAACTTGCTGCAATGTATCCTGCCTTTGAAAAAGTAGGTATGGGTGTATCCGATACAAGTGCAGCTTTAATAAAAGCTGGTAGAGATGCTATGGGTTTGGGTTTACGTTCACAAACAGTCACGAAAGAAATTGCTGCCAATATTTCAAAATTAAATGAATTTGGGTTCAAAAATGGTGTTGAAGGATTGTCTAAAATGGTTAGACAATCTATTGAATTCAGAATGAATATGGAAAACGTATTCAAGATTGCTGAAGATATAATGGACCCTGAAAAAGCCTTATCATTAGCTGCTAATCTACAAGCAGTAGGTGGTGCTGTAGGTTCTTTCAATGACCCTATGAAGATGATGTATATGGCAACAAATAATGTTGAAGGTATAGGTGATGCATTGAAAGAAGCGGCATCTTCTTTAGCAACATATAATTCTGAACAAGGTAGGTTTGAAATTACTGGTATTAATTTAAGAAGAGCAAGAGCAATGGCATCTGAACTTGGTATTGCTATGGGTGATTTGACAAAAATGGCTATAGCATCTTCTGAAAAAATGAGTGCTCTTGATGATATAGCAGCAAGAGGATTAACTCTGACTGATGACCAAAAAGAATTTATAACCAATATGGCACAAATGAAAGATGGCAGAATGGTTATTGAATTAAATTCAGAAACGTTAAAAAAAGAACTTGGAATTGAAGGAACATATTTGGCTTTAGAAACATTGACAAGTGACCAAGCTGCACTAATAACAAAATATCAAGACCAATTAAAATCAAAAACAACAGAAGACCTAATTAGAGGACAAGCATCAAATGTTGCAAATTTGACAGCGAATGTGAATTTTATGGCGCAGCTTGCAAGAATTAGAGCAGGTAAACTTGGTGAAAAAACTTGGGAGGCTGCTGTAGATGGAATAGCAAAAACAATAACAGGAAAAGAATTGAGTGGTGAAAAGTTAAATGAAGATTTATCTGGTTGGATGGATATACAAAAAAAATCATCAAGAGGAATAAGTGAAGAAATAGTTGATGAGTTTGGTGGCTTTATCAAAACAGCTAAAGACACAGCTAAAGAAACAATAAATGGTGTGTTAAATAATATTAAAGAACCAAAAACTAAAACAGAAAAAGCAGAACCTAAAAACCCAAATACTAATCCACCCGTAAAAAAACAACCAGATAGTGCAAAACCTGATACTGCTTTTTCTAATAAAACACCTTTGGATATAAAAAAACAAAAGAATAATGAACCAGAATATGCGCAGATTTATCCTACACTTATTAATCCTCAATTAGATAATATTCCAAAAACAATAGCTAAAGTTGAGTCAATAATTAGTCAAAATTTAATCAGTCAAGTAAACACATATAATAAAACAGAAAATATCAATACTTCAAAAACAAGAACAGAAATACAAGATAATAAGTATATTACTTTTAGACATGAATTAAGATTATTTTCAAGTGCGTTAGATGAATTAAGTAGAAATATGATAAAAGACCCTATTTTTTCTACAGGTTTTAAAGAAATTATGAAAAAAGAAGAAAGAGGATATATTTAAATTCGGTATAAATTTAAAAATGTAAACCAATTATATTAATTAGTTTTTTTTTTATATCTATTTATTAATAAAAATAATAGATGCCATTAGATTTCAATTCAACTAAAAGTTTCAGAGATTTTGTATTATCTAAAACTTTACAAGTTCCGAATGGACCACAAACATTCACTGCAAATAATTATGCGGTACAGAATACAAATGATTTCCCTAACGTGGACCCAGGTGCTGTTGATACAAATCGCACAAATGATTTAAAATTAATTCAAAATACTAACACTTTTAAGCCATTACAATATCTTATAAAAGATACAATTGACACTTTACCAAGAAGGGCAAATCTTCAATTATATTATAATGGGACACCTTATTTTGTATCAGGTAATCATAATCTTGTAAGTATCATATCGAATGAAAATTATGATAATGAATCTGAACTATTTAAATTTGCGGCATCTTACATAAGGGATAAAAATCAAAAAGGTCCTGTTTATTCAAGAATAGAACAAAATCTTTATAAATCAACAGTAGGAAGGGTAAGATTGATTGACGCTATAAATGGTAACTTATCTACAGCTGCAAATATTATTACTGGTAGAGAACCATTAGTTGAAAACAATTATGCCATTAGTGTTGGTAAGACAGTATTAGGTAAAGGTGTTGATTTTCTTCAAACAGTTGCAGGTGTTGAATTCCCATGGTCCGAAATTCCTGGTGATTATTTATCAAATCCATCTAATCCTATTAATGTAAAACCAGTACCAAATTCCGAATTTGGTAAACTTTTACAGGATACTACAGGTGCATTAGGTTCATTGCTTGGAATACAAAGAAGACCTGATGTGTCAAGAAAACCTTCCGACTTATTTATTGAGTACATGGGTAGTGGACAAAAACAAATTTTATATGACCAATTGTCATATTCTAAATATGCACCAAACTATACAACAACAGCAAGGTCTCAAAACACATCTAAAGTTTTTAATTTTATAGACCAATTTGCACAAAATATTAAAAACACTTTGGGTGTTGAAGCACCAAGTGGAGTTGCATATATTGGTGATGACAGAGGCAATGATGTTAAGAATGCCATGAATGATTTCAATGATAGACCAGTAAGAAGTAATTATTATTTGTCATTATTATTTGATAAAACACAAACAGAATTATTTGAAAATAAGAAAAACATATCAGAGGGCGGTCAGGCAAGTGGAAAATTAACATGGTTAAGTATCAATTCAAAAAATGTATTAGGGGCTAATAATAAAAATTATAGTGCTCAACGTTCATTATTTGAGGAATCATTATCAACAGCATATCAATTTAGAGATGATTCACTACTCGGATATACTCAAGATATACTTGATACTATGCCAACAAATGGTGGCGAAAGGTATTCACATATTGCAAATGTTATAGACCAAACATCAAGAGTATTCAGAGAAGGTAATGTTATGATATCTAAGGGTTCAGCAATTAGGTATGTTAACAAAAGAAATATTGAAACAGGTGTCGAATTATGTAGAACATGGACAAAAGATAGACCATATCTTAGTTATTCTGACACTATGAAAAAAGGTAATAATATTAGAAAATTTGATGGTTCAATAATTTCAGACCCTTGGAATTTGAACATAGCACCAATGTCAAATGGTAAACAAGATTTTGATAGCACATCTAATATTGCTAAAGGATATAGATTTGGCATAGGTAAAGATGGGAAGAATTTCTATGCTAAAAAATATATGTTTTCAATAGAAAACTTAGCATGGAAAACATCTGATAAAAATGGTTTTACTGTTTTAGATTTACCTATTTGTGAAAGAGGACCAAATGGTGGTAGGGTTATGTGGTTTCCACCTTATGATTTAAAAGTGTCTGAGAACAACTCTGCGAGATGGGAGACTAATGAATTTTTAGGTAGACCCGAACCAATTTATACATATAAAAATACGGAAAGGACAGGTCAAATATCTTTTAAAATTGTTGTTGACCATCCAAGTGTAATGAATTTATTAATACGTGACGTGTTTCAAAATATGTCAGATGATGAAGCTGATAATTATATAAATGCTTTTTTTGCAGGTTGTCAAGAAATTGATTTTTATGAATTGATAAGACGGTATGCAACTTTAGATACTGATGATGTAACTAACATTATGAATTATTTAAATCAAAATGGTAGTACAACAGTTATAACGGAGAATAAAGAAAAAATTGAAAGTATACCTAAAGAATCACCAGAGGTAGTTTCACCAAAGGCTGTGACACCAACATATACTAAAGTACCTATAAACACAATAACATTACATTTTGATAATAATATACCAGGAACTAAAAATGATATTAAAACACCTACAGATTATAATAATCTTTATACAACATATATAGCAAATAAACAAACTTATATAAATACACTAACTTCTGAGGTTACTCAATTAAATACTAAGTCATTAAAAGATGTAAATGCTAAAAATGATAGAATAATATTAATTGGTAGTAACATTACAGGTTCAACAATAGCATCAGAACAAGCAACTAAAATTTCAAATTTTTTTGATACTTTAGAATCATCATATCAAATATTCACAGATGAAACGGCTAAATTAAAAGATTATTTATCTAAAAATAGAATAAAATCTATTTTGGTAAAAGTAGATTCAAGTACATCAGCTTTAGATACTGTAGAATATAATAAAAAATTATCACTAAGAAGAAATTACAGTGTTATAAAAGATTTCTTAAAAAGAATAAGCAAGGATAATAATGTATTAATACCTGATAATCAATTTCCATGGTTTACTGATGACGATGTTAAGAATGAAACTAATTTAATACAGAATACTTTTAAAATATCGTTACTCGACATAGGTTATGAAATAGGTGGAGAAATAGAAATTAAAGTAAAAAGTTATGGTGAAAATTGGGCAACAGTACCAAAAGAATTAAGTGTTAACCCTCAATGTAGTAATAATTTATTTCCAACTAAAAATTTAAATATCTATGCACCAATATCCTTTTTCTGTAGAAGAGCGGATATTAGTTTTGAATATGAACTTCAAGAAGAGCCTAAGAAATTAGAAAACCCTGAACCAAACAAAGTAACAAACAAAGAAACTAAATCAAGTTTAGAACCTACAGTTACTCAGGTTAATAGACAACCAACTAAACCTCCCATTGATGTTATGAAACGCATCATCATGAAAACATTATCTGAATGTTTTTATTTTAAAAAACTTGAAGAAAATTCACCATTAGTGTTTAGTTCATTGAGAGAAAAATTAAAATATTTTCATCCAGCATTTCACTCAACAACACCTGAGGGTTTGAATTCAAGATTAACATTTTTACATCAATGTATAAGACCTGGAGATACGATACCTGTAAAAGGAATAGAAGGTGCGATAAAAGATACTGATGCAAGAAATACTACTTTTGGTCCACCTCCTATTTGTATTTTAAGAATCGGTGATTTTTATCATTCAAAAGTTGTTATAAAAGATGTTAACATAACATATGATGATACTACATGGGATATGAATCCTGAAGGTATAGGATATCAACCAATGATAGCAACTGTTTCACTTTCTGTGAATTTTATTGGTGGTCAAGGTTTAGAAAGACCAGTAGAATTATTACAAAATGCATTATCTTCAAACTTTTATGCGAATACTGAAATATATGATGAAAGAGCAATATCAACAAATTCATTTATTAACGGTTTCAATGCTGAAGAGTACACAAAAGAATTCCTTGAAGATTTACAAAATCGTGATAAGAAAATAGTGGAACCAAAGTATGAGGATAATAACACATCAAGTGTAGTTGAGAATACATTTATTGGTGATATAATAGAAACTAAAATAGATTATAATAATATTATTGATAAATTCTATACTGCTACAGAGAATTATGTATCCTTATATGAAAAGATGTATAATATTATAATACCTAAATATGGTAAAAAGTTAAGTCACACTATTTTATCACCAACATATAGAAAAATAAATTTATTCACAGTTTACAAAAATTCGTCAACTACTGAAGATATAAATTTATTTGGTTTATATCCAAAAAGTCTTGATTTACAAAGTTTTATATTTAAATTAAAACAAATAATGCAACAAAGAATACAGTCACTAAATGGGTATGAAACAAATCTATGTCAGATATTTGGGTTTGACAAGGTATTAACACCACAAAAAATTAGTGTATGTAATATGTTGTTAAGAACTGTGGTACAAAATAAAGTTCTTGAAGTATTAGATGGTGCTACAACTGAAAAATCAATAAGTGATTTTGAATTGGTTAGAGATGAATTAGTTTATTATTTAGATAAATTAAATTTTGTTACAAAGTATAATGTTGATTTCACAATAAAAGAGAAGAAGGTATATGAAGTACCTATTTCTGAATTTAATAGTGCGTCATTTTATAATCAATATGGTAGTTGTGTAACATACTTATCAAATTGTGAAGCGATATTTTATTCTGAGTTAGATGATAGTTTAGAATTTCCAAACTTAATTTTAAGCGATACCGATTTTTCTTACTTGTTATCAATATTATTATACGATTATGTTAATGATATTATGGAAGTATTTAATAAACCAATATTAGATTTTGATGAAGCATTGAAGAAAAATCTTAGAACAACATTTGAAAACTTTGTGTACAGGGAAGAACCCATGGTATTCAATTTTGGTAATCCTTTAGTTAAAACATTTAATAAAGAAACGTCAACAATAGAGTATGAAATTAATGGTACTGAAATAGAAAGTGTTAATGAAGAATTGATTACTGACGCAACAAACATTAATACGATACCTTTTATACCAACAAATAATTTAAATTTCTATAAATTAAAATTACAATGAGTAGAGATTATTTTGATAGATATCAGTATTTTGAACAAAATGGTTCTTTTAGAATAGTACCAGGAATAGAATTACCAATAAAAGGTACTGATAAATATTTTATTTATAAAAGTGGTAAATCAAGATTAGATAAAATATCCAATGATTACTATGGTACACCTGTTTTTGACTGGTTAATATTACAGGCGAATCCGAGTGTTGGTGGATTGCAATTTAATATACCTGATAATTTTATATTAAGAATACCCTTTCCACTAATTACCACTTTACAAGATTACAAAAGAGCGGTAGATTTATATAATTTATATTATGGCGAACAATGAATTAAATAGTAATGAAAATATATTAGTAAAAGTAGACCAAAATAATTTAATATATATTGACCCTAACAGCGTATTAGACAACAATAATCAAGTTCAACCAAGGGGTATAAGACCTGAAAATTTGGTCATATATGCTAATTTGGAAGCGGAGTTAGTGCCAAGAAGTATATTGGCTTATGATAATTTACAACCCAATCTTGTATCTATTGCTGATAAAAACTTGAATTTTTTAAATAATACTAAAGGTAGAGATTATGATTCAACATGGACAGATGTATATACAACAAACAGAAAAGATGATTCTTTTGAAAAGAATGATACTACAGGACAATCATTTGGTATTGAGAGTATACAAGTAATAGTAAAGGGTGCTAATTCAATACCTACAGTGACTATAAACTTTATTGATGTTAGAGGTAAAACATTATTTGAGTCACCTGAAAATTCACCATATCAAGCATTTTTCCATATACCTTGGCCCATTTTTTATTTAACATTAAAAGGTTATTATGGTAAGGCGATAAAATATAGATTACATCTTGTTAAACTTTCAACTAAGTTTAATGATTCTACGGGTAATTTTGATACTACAGGAACATTTGTTGGTTCAACATTTGCTTTTTTAAATGATATACCATTAAAAGCGATGTTAAACTGCCCATACATGTATTTAATTAAATCACCAGAAATTACATCTACTGACGGTACCAATAATAAAGTCGAAATATCAGCATCATCAAGAGGTTATTCTATTTTAAAAAATGTGTACTCAGAGTACAAGAGAAAAGGATTAATTAAGGAAGATTTTCCAGTAAAAACATTAAGAGAAGTTATTGTACTTGCACAGAGTTTAGATAAATTACTTGAAAAGGAAATATTAAATAATGTATTAGATGCTAAAATATTTGTAGGTATAAAAGATTTAGAAGAGCGGTTAGTTGATTTTAGAAATACAATAGATAGTTGGCAGAGAAAAAATTTGGCATCTACATCTGTAATAATAGATGGTGAAAATTATTTTAATTTAAAAAAATTAAATGATGGGTCCACAGCAAAAGTACTCGGTCAAGATGAAAGTACATTAGAATCAATAGTAAATAAAAAAATTAATGAAATAAAAAAATCTACATCATTTGCAAATGAGGTTGTTGATAAAACAAAAGATGCTAAATTATACGGTAGTGATTTTAAATATGAAAAAATATTCACAAAACCAGTTAGAAATGTTGATTTTTATGTAAAGTCTAATGAGGGTACATATGTTGTTAATATAATGGCATTAAAAGACGATATATATGAAGCAATTAAAGTCTTTTCAACACAAAGAGATAAATTAGTTAATCAGGTTGAAGAGGCGATGAACAAAATTGTAAAAGAGAAGGGTAAGGGTGGATTTGGATTTGAACCAACAATTAGAAATATTTTTGCTGTTATTTTAGCGAATGCTGAAGTTTATATAAGATTAATGAAAGATGTGCATACAAAAGCATTTGCACAAGGAAATGAAAGAGCAAAAAAAATAGATAAATTATCTAACGAAACAAAAGAAGATTTACCTATATATCCATGGCCTGAAGTTAAAAAGACTGCTCAGGATGAAAAAAATAGAGTAATAGCATATCCTGGAGATAAAGATTTATTGTCTATTTTGAGTTCAGATGATTTTACTCTATGGCCTGAGGTCCAATTTATTGAAGAATATATTGACATATCAACAAATAAAACAGATACAAATATAGATAAAGAATTTTCAACATTGAGTGAACAGTATAGTTTACCAAATGATGATAATCAAACAACAAAAGTAATAAGCACATTAGATTATATTGACAGTGTAAATTCATATATTGATATTATACCATCGTCAATAATTTATGAAATATGGGAAAGAGCTAACTATTATACTTTTGTTGATTCATTTAGTAGCGATACATTAGATGAATTATCTAAAATAGAATTTGAAAACATAAAAAATTCTATTAAAGAAAATTATGAGTTAGTCGATTTTTTTAAAAATATTACGAGTGAACAAACATTAAGAGATAATCTATTCAAATTTTCACCGTATGAAAGATATCCGTATTATCAAGAGCAATTACCTACAATACCATATATAAAGGATGCTTTAAATGCGCCATTTAAAATTGAAGATATTAGTGTAAATAATACACAATCAACAGGTGATATTTTTTCAAAGACGGAAAGTAATTTATTGAACTATACTGGTGAACCATATAGAAGAAATATTTATCCATTTAATTCAGCAACATATTTGAATTATATAAAAAAACCTGCAGTACCTGATGATGAATTTAAATTTCAAGGTAATTTATTTGTAGATATTAATAATGGATTCATCACATCAAGATATGACCCGTTAGCGTGGATTAAAACATCATATAATAAAAATAACTTTTTGAAGCAAAAATTGAAGATAGGTGTTAGTGAGTCGCATATATTGAATACACCATATTTTCATAATCAGTTATATAATGATTTTGATAAAATAACAACGTATGGAAAATATGCTGGGTCTGCATATCTATTTTTGAATTCATTACCATTCGTTGATTTAGAAGATAAAACATCATTTACTCAAGATAACAAAACATATCCTACAGTTAGAGTATCATCACTATTTCGTGAAGTTGGTGCATCACATCGTATACCGTTTCATTTGATGTGTAAATGGGGTGCAATATATCATAGATATAAAAATTTCATATTAACAGGTGAGGATATTTTAAATGGATGTCTAACAACTAATAACAAAACAAAAAGAATAAATACTAATTTATTTTTTAATAATAATGAAACAGATACAATATATACTGCATACACAGCAAATAATTCAACAATAATATTAAATAATAGTACAACTGAATTATTTGAAGGTGACCCTACAGTACATCCTTTTTATGATGCTATATTTCATCAAGTAATAAATGATTATAATCATTACATAGTTGCCTCAGGAAACACATCATTTTCTGAAAATGTAACTAAACAAAATATTATTATGAGGAAACGTAATCCAAATAATAATATTAATTATTGGACAAGTTTTGTTGATAATTCTAAATATAACTCAGATACTAATTATTATACATTATTACCATGTGACGGCAATCAAAAAAAATTCAAATCATTGGAAGATAATTTATTTGGATTACAGTCATATTATAAAATAATTTGGGATGATACAGTATTTGAGGATGATTATGAGAATAAAACATTTTTTAAACATGATGAATATAATCTGACATATAACGAAAATGATATAGTTTTAAATAAAATTTATAAAATAGATTTAGAAAACAGGAAAATAATTGATTTGATAGCAACCTTCAGTCCTCAAATATTAGAGGAATTTGAGAACATGTTTTTAAATTTTGCATCTGAAAGGTTAGGTAGTGAAAGTACAGACAGTAATTTTATAAAAGTTAAGTATAGATATTTTCAAGATATTTTAAAGGATATTGTAACTATTGATAAATCAAAAATTAATGCATCATATGATATAACAAATCAGAATGGTTTATCTCAGCTTATTGATAAATTATCTGAATTACAATCTTCAAAATTATCATATATTTCAGATAATATATTTTCTGATACTAATATGATAAAATTTTCTTTAGGTAATCCTAAAGAATTGGATAAGTATGTTCTTAGTGGTTTTGTAGGTATTGATAGTGTTAATAGATTTAATGTTGACGAATATAATTCTTTAGATTTAAACACAAAAAATAAAAGTTTAATAAAACTTTATATAGGTGAAGACATTGATAACTACTATCAAGATTTCTTTATATATAATAATATTAAACTTAATGAAGAAAACATATTAACATTTAGACCATTAATACAAATTTATGCTGGATATGTAAAAGCAGGTAATTCAAACTCAAGTCAACAATTTAAAGACTATTTAAAAAATCAAATTATACTTGGTAATAACGCAGGTTCGGCATATCGATTAACTAAGTTTTTGAATAATGTTGTACAAAATTTTAGTACTTTAGAATTGCCAAAAATAGAGAATAAAAAAACAGTTTCAGGTCATAATAATAATGATATGAAATTAGAATTATATAATTATTTCAAATCATTTAATGATAAATGGGCAGCAGGTAATTCTATTGGTAACAGATTATTATTGGAAGAATTTTTATTTTTAGATAAAGCCAATAAAGATATTGGTGATAAGTTATATTTGAATCTTGATAGGCTTATTGATTTAGGTAATCCTAAAAATGACAAACAAAATCTTTATGGTGTAATATCAATATTGATTCAAGGAACAGGTGTCGATATGAGACCTTTACCTGCATATGTGAATTTTTATAACACAGAATATAATGCGAGACAAACACTTACACCATCTTCAAAAGTAGCAAATAACATTTTTGGTACATTTCTTGATGTTGATTATGAAGAAGCATCACCTAAAATAATATTACAATTAGTAGGCAAAACATCAAATTATTTAGATATCCTAAATAGTAAATTTAAATTCAATGATGATAGTTTTTATATAGGTAACATAAACAATAACCCATTAGTGTACACATTACCTGAAAATATTGATAATACAGAATTGTCTAAATCAAATAAGGTAGTTGCTTTTGAGGTTAATTTTGGTGACCAAAATCAAGGGATATTTAAAAATATTTCTTTAGACCAATCATCAATAAAAAATACAACAGAATCATTTGTAGTCCTTGAAAATATTGCAAAATCTGAATCAGGAGCAGCAGCACATAATGTTGACATTGGATTATTTGATTATTATCGACAAGCCTCATATACTTGTGATGTAACAAGTATGGGTAATGCCATGATACAACCAACTATGTTTTTTTATTTAAATAATATACCTATGTTCAGAGGGTCATATTGGATAAGTGAAGTTACACATAGTATTAAAGGTAATTCATTTACAACAACGTTCAAAGGGACAAGAATTCCTCGTTCATCATTACCAGACCCAAAAGATTCTTTCTTATCTTCATATAGGGTATTGTTTGATAAAATATTGAATAAGGTATTAACAAAAAATAGAACAGAAACATTAGAATTGAATTCTACTGTAAAAACAGTATTCTCTGCTGATGATGGTAAAACGTATAAGACGGATTTAGTAAAATTGGCTAAAAATGAGGATTATCTAAAAATAAAATTGGATAAAGCAGGGCTAAATAAATATTTTGTACCATATAATGGTTTTATATCTCAAATACAGCACATACAATTAGTAAAATATAATTTTAATAATACAGGAGAAAAAGAATGGTTAAGAGGTATAGTAGTTGAAATGGGTGGTAAAAATCAGCCAATTGCTGATGATTATAAAATGACAATAGCAAGTAAATTAACTAATGTAACAATAATACCTTGGAAAGAAATATCACAAACAAGTAAATCAGAATTATTTTATCAAACTAAAGTAAATTCTAATTTTACATATGGGAATAAAAAATTAAAGGAAGAAGATATTTTGAATCTTGTAACCACTTTTGTAAATCCTGAAAATGGTAACTCTTTGGTTATTGGTAAATTTAGTATTTCTGGTGCTGTTGGTAATAGAAAAGTTAGTGGATTAATTGATAGTGGTCCATATACTGACCCTTATAGTGTTGGTTTGTCAAGATTAGCTATGCAAAGATTAAAGATAAATGATGGTGATGTTATTTATTTTCTAATGGAATAAAATTTATTGTATTTTAATATATTTATAATAAAACGTTATGAATAACAAAATTAATAATACGTTGGATGATTTTTTATCTACAAAAAAAGTAGTTAAAAAAACAGAAACAGAAAGAGAAGAATGTGACATGTTAACAGGTGAATGCTATACAATAAGAGAAAAAGACGGTATAGTAGAAAGAATAAATAAAAAATACGTCACTAATGACGGAAGACAATTATTACAAGACTAAACATATGTTGAAGGATAAACTTTTAGAAGAATTAAAAAGGTATAATGAAATTAACAGGTATACTGCTAAATTATTAGGTGAACAAGAGTTACCACCTATACCAGCAACACCTGAAGATTTACCCGCAGGAGCACCCGCAGGGGATTCATCAGTACCGCCACCACCAGGTGGACCTGAAGCAGGTTTACCACCAGAACCACCTGCAAATATGAATGATACACAATCTGCTGATGAAGTGGAAGAAGTTGAGGTTACTGATTTAGTAAATAACATAAAAACATTAAGAAAAGAGTTTGATTCTAAAAAGGATGAGAATTCTGCAGTTGTTGCAAAAATGGAAGATGTTTTTTCTAAATTGGAAAAACTTGAATCCCAATTAGCAAGTATGGATAATTTAATCAATAAAATTGATGAATTAGGTTCTAAAGTTGAAAGAATGAAACCTAAGTCACCAGAGGAAAAATTAGAAATGCGTTCATTAGACTCTTATCCATTTAATCAAAATCCACAACAATTTTTTGCAGATAAGCAAGACCAAATGAGACAAACAGGTAAAAATGAATACGTTTTGACAAAAGATGAAATTAATAATTATTCAAGAGATACCATAAAAGATACTTTTAATTCAGAATTAGACGATGAAGACTTTAAGTTCTAATATAAACTTATTTTTAGGTTTACATACACAATTAAAAATATTTCATTGGCAAACAAAAGGTCATGCAAGACATGAATTATTTGCAAAGGTAAGAGATACTTTTGAAGGATTAATGGATGAATTTGTTGAACAAGCAATGGGACAATATGGTAGATTTGAATTAGGTGAGGAAAATGACACAATTAAAATGATGAATTTGTCACAATTGAAACCTACAGATTTAGCAAATACTATATGTGAATCTCTTGTTGATATGACTAATCAAATTAATCCGCAAGACACTAACCTTCTTAATTTGAGAGATGAGATGTTAGGGTTAATACAAAAAATGAAATACTTATTAACACAAGAATAAAAATTTGAAAAAAAAATTAGAGTCGGATTTTTATATCCGACTTTTTTTTTCTATCTTTATAATATCAAACATTCATTCATATTTAAAAATTAAAAACATGAGTTCATTAGATGCAACACTTGCTCTTTATGAGAACAGTAAACAATCCGCAAGCGGAAATTCAAACAAAGTTTCAAAAGAAGAAAGAGAGAAAAAGTATTTTACAACAGTCCTCCCGAAAGGAGTAAAAACACAGGAAAAAAGAATTAGGATTCTTCCCACTAATGATGGTACTTCCCCTTTTGTACCAATCAGGTTCCATGAAATTTTATTAGATGGGAAATGGGTTAAGTTATATGACCCTGCTCAAGAAGGAAAGCGTTCACCCTTGAATGAAGTAAGGGAAGGTCTTGATGCAACAGGAAAAACTTCAGATAAGGAACTTGCTAAAATGTACAGGTCAAAACTTTTTTATATTGTGAAAGTAATTGACCGTGACAATGAGCAAGATGGTGTGAAATTTTGGAGATTTAAGCATGCAATAAAAGGTGATGGTATCTTCGATAAGATTGTACCTATACTCCAAAAGAAAAAGGAAATTTGGAATCCTGAAACAGGTAGAGACTTGACGTTGTATTTGACTTTGAGTAAATCAAATGCTGGTAAAGATTATACAACAGTAACAACTATTATGGCTGAGGACCCCTCTTTGTTGCACGAAAATGCTGAAATATCAGAAAAGTGGGTTAATGATAACTTAATATGGAGTGATGTCTATGCTAAAAGGGGCGAAGATTATCTTGATATGGTAGCAAGGGGTGAAGTTCCTCGTTGGGACACTAACAGTAACAAATGGGTGTCTAATGAAATATCTGAGGAAACCTTGGGTGAATATAAATCTCAGGTTGTTGACCCGCAGCAAGATAGTGTTGGAGATGAAGATTTACCATTTTAATTGAACAAAAAATAGTGAACCCCTCACCATAAAGAAAGGTATAATTTACTTATTATAGGTGAGGGGTTCCTTTTCCCTAATTAAAAAATAATATAATATATGGCTATTAAGAAAAAAACATTTGATTATATATCTAAGTTTTCAAGTAGCACTAAATACAAACCTGAAAACTTTTATAATTGTGGGAAAGCATTTAATGATGCTTGTGGGCTTCCTGGACCTGTAATGGGGAATATAAATATGTATCTTGGGCATACGAACTCATCAAAAACAACTGCGATGATATTGTCTGCAGTTGATGCACAAAGAAGAGGTGATTTACCAATACTTATTATTACTGAACGTAAGTGGAAGTGGGAACACGCACTTGAACTTGGGTTTCAGGCTGAAAAAAATTCAGATGGTGAATGGGTTGGAGATTTTATATTTAATGATTCATTTGATTACATTGAACAAGCAACAGATTTTGTAAATGAAATCTTGGATGCTCACGAAAAAGGTGAAATCCCAAGAAACATTCTTATCTGTTGGGACTCCATCGGTTCTATTCCATGTAAGATGACCTTTGAAGGTAAGGGTGGTAAACAACATAATGCCTCTGCGCTTGCTGACAAAATAGGTATGGGTATTCATGCAAGGATTACAAAATCCAAGAAAGAAGATTATCCCACAAAAGATGCCCCTTATTATGTTACAATGATTGTTGTTAACCAACCATGGGTTGAACTTCCTGACAATCCTTATGGACAACCTGAAATCAAAGCAAAAGGTGGTGAAGCAATTTGGTTAGCATCGGCTCTTGTGTTCTTGTTCGGTAACCAAAAGAAATCAGGTATCAATCATATTGATGCAGTTAAGAATGGTAGAAAAGTATCATATGCAGTTAGAACTAAAGTTTCTATCCTTAAAAATCATGTGAATGGATTGGGTTATAGAGACGGCAAGCTTATTGTTGTACATAATGGTTATATTCCTGATACGAAAGAGGCGTTAGAAGATTACAAGAAGGAATACTCTAATTTTTGGAATGAGAAATTAGGTGGTGAATTTACTCTTGCAGAATCCACAACTGTTATTGATGACGATGATGAAAGTGATTTTTAATCATTATAAATTAATTAATGTCAGTATTATTAGTAGATGGTGACAATTTACTCACGATTGGTTTTTACGGTGTCAAAAATTATTTCTATAAAGGAAATCATATTGGAGGAA